TGCTGTCGCGCAGTGTTCCCGTCTTCACCGGTACTTGGCGCTTGGCCTCCGCAACAATCGGCTGCGCTGCCTTATCGAGCGTGCGCTTGAGGACGTTTCGAGCCGTAGACTTCGGGAGCATTCCCAGTGCCCGGTCCAATTCCCGCAGCCCGGAAACTGAAACCATCACGCTCATGGCGTTTCCGCCCGAGCGGTCGCGGTGATCTCAATGTACTCGTTGCGCCCGATTAACTTGACGCCGTTTATATCGTACTCGCGCCCGTTGAACGTCAGCCGGTCGCGGGGGTCTACGGTCGCCGTTGTGGTTGACCACCGGATTGTGAACCGGGCCTGCATGTTTGCCAGCGTCTCGCCTGCCCGCATCCGCTCGCCGTCGTTTACCGGCACCATCTGCGCCCACACGGTCGCCAGCGTGGCCCAGGAATAGACGGGCTCGTTGAAACCATCGAGGGTTGAGGTTGCCCGCTTGAGGACGATCCTCCGGTCAAGTTGCCCTGCGTCCATGTCAGACGCCGCGCCGATGGTTAGAGATCAGCGCATTGACTGCGAACGGAAGCTCGGAGGTAATGTTGCCGACGTTCACAGTGGCGCGGTTTTCGTACCAGTGAGCAATAAGCATCAGCAGCGCGTGGCAAATGTCTTCTGGTGCCGTAGCGTAACCAATCGCCGCCGTGACCGTCACACGTGAACCAGACTGCGTGGTGGGCCAAGTCTGGTCAGTCTTCAAAACAATGCCAACGTCAAGGCCATCGGCTCGCACTTCATAGACAGTGCTGGCGAGAGTCTGCGATGCGCCCGTGGCATCAAGGTAAGTGATGGAAGTGATGGAGGAAACCGGGGCCTCTGGAAGACGAGCAAGGTCCGAGAACCCATCACACTTGAATGAAACGCCCGTGCGTGCGGAAAACCGCGATGCACAAGCAGCCTCGATGTGCGCCCGTGCCGCCTTGATTAAGCTGTTGATCAGCGTGTCATCATCGGAATGATCCACGCGAAGTTGCGCCTTTGCCTGTGTCAACGTGACAGGCTCAGACGCTGGGGCGGCAACGGAGGCGGGATACCACATGGCTATCGCTTCTCGCGGGCCTTCTTGGTGGCCGTCTCCACCGATGCCACAGCAACGGGCTCGGCATAACCGGCTTCAATCATGCGGATGGCTTCGGCTTCGGGAAAGCGGTCGGTTTCCGTGCCAGCGTCCAGCGCAAAGTCCACGCCAGCAAATGATACGAGCAACTTGATCTTCATGTCGGAAACTCCAAAGAGGAAAGGCGGGAGCCAAAGCCCCCGCCCTATGTGCCAATTTAGGCCGTGACGAGGTGCTTGACAGCCGCCGACTGACCGATCTCGCCGTCGAAGCGGATCAGGCCAGCGATGCCAAGGTCCGGCCAGAAACGCTCGCGCATGACGCCGACCACCGGGCCGCCGACCTTGCGAACGTAGAACTTGCCGAAGTCACCGAAGAGAACGACCTTCTTTGCGGTGGCAATCGAGTCCATCGACGGGTTGATGCTGAAGCGATAACCCAGCAGAGTGCCCGGCTGACCGGCGGTAACATCGCCCATCTGCCAGAGGTAATTGCCCTGGCCGTCCTTGAGCTTGCGGATCGCAGCAAGGGTCGAGTCATTGAACATGAAGCGAGCCTTGGGCGACTGCCGGTAAGCCGGGTCAACCGAGTGCAGCAGATCAATGATTTCGTCTGCGGTAATGGCCGTTGCGGAAGCCGCCGTCTTGCCAGCCGACGAGGCCGTCACGATGCCGTTCGGGGCCGAGGAGCCCGTGCCGGTAGTCAGCTGAGCGTTAGCAATGCGAGCAAGGCGCTCGCCAAGCAGATCGCCAAGCAGCTGCTCCATCGCGAAGAGGCTGTCCGAGTTCAGTTCCCAAGACCAGCGAACGAAAGCCGTGTCAAAGGCGAAAGCGTCAAGCGACTTCTGGCCGAAGGTAACGTCCTTGCTGGCGTCATCCGTAAGCGCCGTCGCTTCGGTGTGAGCAACCGCAGTGACAGAGGTGTCATCGGTGGTCGGAATCTTGAGCGGATTGCCAGAGGCGGTGGTGATCGTCGTGCAGATTGCTTCATCATACATCGGACCCCAGAGCTTCATGGCGCGGTCAATGAAACCAGCCAGTTCGGTCGGGACGGTAAAACCACCAGCGGTCGTGGTGCCAGCGGTCTGGGCGCGAGCTTCAAACTTGGTCGCACCCTGACGCAGAACGGAACGCTCCTCGGAGGTGAGTTCGTCCTGCATACCGCAGACCACCTTGGCAAACACCATGCGGTATTCCGGGGTGTCAGCCTTGTCCTGGCCGCGAGCTTCGCCGTCCTGCGGGATCGGGCGCTGCTTGGCGCGGGCCTCTTCGGCGCGGCGTTCAGCTTCGGCGACCTTCTCCTCGCGCTTGATCGTGGCGTCGAGCTTGTCGAACTCAGCCATGATCTTGTCGTGACGGGACTCAAGTTCCGCAGCGCGGCTCTCGTCGGCGTTGGACTTGATCTCTTCAAGAGCGGAACGGGCTTCGGTAACGAGGCGGCCCCGCTTGTCGTGCAGATCGGTGATGGACATTGTAAATCCTTTCTGTCCATGGGGTGAAAAGGCCAGCAGCGGGAAGCCACTCGCCGACTCCGCTTGCGCGGGTGAAACTCAGATGTTGCGGAACTTCTGTTCCTGCGTCGCCTTGCGCTTTAGTCGCGCAGCGGCGTTGTTAAAGTTCTGGCGCTGGCGTTCCTTGCGAACGGCGGCAAGCGAGCGCGCTGCGGCTTCAGTCTCAGGATAGGCCGGGAATGTAACGACTGAGACATCCCAAAGCGCCCCGACCCTTTCAATGGTGCGGAGAGCCATGTCGCCCGTCTCGTCCCAAATCTGCACGCCGCCTTCCATCGTGAACGCAAATGACATCTGGTCGATGTCGCCGCGCTGCATTTTGGTAATGAGGTCGCGCGCATCCTGCGTGTCGGGGGGATCAATCTCAACCTTGAGGCCGCGCTCGTCTTCCGTCAGCCGCAGCGTTCCAGCCTTGAGGCGACCAAGAACGTGATCCTCCTCATGGTTGAACAGCGCGCGAACGTCAGAAGTCTTGAGCGCCTCGGCAAAAGCGCCCTTGGCAATCTTTTCGCGGAAGCCCCATTCCCTGCCGCCGATCACCGTCTCGGTATCGAACACGGCGGCATAGCCGGAAATCATTGGGATATAGTCGGCACCATCTTCTCGCTTTTCGACCTTGAGGCCGGTCAAGAGACGGAGTTCGCGGTTGTTCATTGAGGCATCTCCTGCGCGGGCGGCTTGTTGCCAAGCGGCACGGTTGCGCCCTGAATGTGCAATTCGTCTGCGGCCACGTTGCTGTGCGCTGGCCTGTTCTCGATCAGACGCGCTTCATTCGGCGTCAGGACACCGCTCTGGATGGCCTGAGCCAGACCAGTCATGCGGGAAGCAAAGTCACCACGGAGCAGACCATCGAGGTTATGCTCAACGTATTTATTATTGTTTAGACGCCCGAACAGCTTGAGGTTCAGTTCGCCTTCGAGCGCCGCCGCCCACTGGCCGACGAGGTGCTTGACAAAGAACAGGTCCTGCTGTTCCGAATTGCTGAACGTGCCATGCGTCAGGTCTTGCAAGAAGACCGGCGGCATCTGATAGGCGCGAGCGATCTCCTCAACCTGGAACCGCCGCGCCTCCGTCATCTGGCCCTTCTCAGGATCGAAGCCGATCGGCTTCAACTCATGCCCCGGCGGCATCGGTATGATCGGCTTCTCGCTCGACTTGGCGACTTCAATGGCGCGGTGAATGTCGGCCATTGCGCGCTTCATGGCTTCTGCGCCTTGGGGCAATGGGCCAACAAGCGCCAGAGGCGGGACACCACCGCCCGCAAAAAAGCCAGACGCATAGTCGTTCATCGACAGCGCGAGCTGGATGGCCTTTTCCGCAAGCGCGATAGGCCCGTAATGCTTGAGCATGTCATGCTGGAGCATGAAGGCAATGTCGATCACATCGGACGCAGGATACTCGCGACCGTCCAGCCCGTAGATGATCCGACCATTGACACGCTTGATCGTCGCCTTGGTCGGGTCCATCGGCCAGATGGCCTCAATGTTTGGCCCCGCCCGCTCAATCCACGCCAGACCGCGACCGCCTGTGAACACCTGTTGCCAGAAATAGGACCGGAATTTGAAGGCGTCCATGTCCGGGTTAGGGTTCTCATGGATGATGATTTCGATCTTCCCGGTCAGGCGCTCCGGTCCATCTGCCGTCCGCTTGTAGGCATGGAGCGGGAGGGCCGCGAGGGTCCGAGACAGGAACGCGACAGCGGAGTGAACCGCCGGAACCTTCAGGGCATTGTCAATTGTCACAGCCGGAATGTTGCCGGCTGAAATGCCGAAGAACCTCAAAAAGCTGTCGGCTGATACGGGGATCGCCGGATTCTCAATGCTTCGGGCCTCGGCCACTGGCCGGCTGCGGCTGAATAATTCTCGAATGTTCATCAAGCCACCAGCGTGAAATTGGGGTCATCCCAAGGTGAAGCAGTCTCGCCGCCGCCTTGGGTGTCGCGGGCCTTGAGCCCTATTGCCATTGCCGCTGCCACCGCACCGTCGATGCGAAACCGCGTCTTTGACTTGTCCAGTTTACGATTGCCTGCCGGGTCTGTGACCGCGACGGCATTGGAAAAACAGAAGCCCAGGACGGGGTTGCCGTCATGAGCGAAGCGGCGTTCGATCACCGACACCTCGAGGGCGTCGATGGCCGGTGCCATGTCCTTGAACCCCTGTCCAAACGGAACAAGGCGCAGGCCGTTCGCGACAGCGTCCTTGCCATCGACGTATGATTTAAACCCCACACCGTCGAGTTCGCGGATCAGGTTGTCGATGCGCCAGCGGTCGTATGCTAGGCCGCGCACCTCATAGTCGCTCGCGATCTCAGCAACTGCTCGAGCAACAAACCCGTAGTCAATTGCCCTGCCCTGCGGCGCTTCTATCCAACCGTCCTTGACCCACTGCCCATATGGCGCTCGGTCGCGGTGTTCGTGATCACGTACAAGATCGCCCGGCTTCCAGAACCAAGCCTTGATCCGGTCGCCGTTCTCGGCACTCACCGCCACCAAGGCCGTGAGGTCGGTCGTTGAGGACAAGTCAAGCCCGAGATAGATCGGCTCGCCGTGCGTCAGTGTTTCGTCCACTTTGCAGGCTGTCCATTCCGACCGAGCGATAAGCGGCGACTGAGCGTCAACCCGCTGGTTGAGGTAGTGATTTCTGAACGTCGCCTCGAAGCTCGGCATGCGAGCGGCACGAAGCGCCATTGTCCGCATGTCATCGAGGCTTCGAAAGTCGCCAAGCGCCGGGTTCGCAGCTTTCCAAGTGGCTTCGTCGAATACGTCTTCGACATCATCCGGCACCGCGTAGAGGTGCGTTACCGTGGTCGGATCGTCTGCCCGCAAGCCGTCATCAATCAACTGTGACAGGATGTGCTGCGGATCGTTGCTCTGCGTCGAGATGACGATGAACAGCGGCTCGGAACGCGCGCCCATCGAGGTGTCGAGAACGTCGTACAGTTCCCGGGTTCGCGCCTGGGCAAGCTCGTCGTAGATCACAACGCTTGGGTTGAAGCCGTGCTTGCTGCCCGCCTCCGCTGAGATCGCCCGGTAGAAGCTGCCGTTGCTACGGCATACAATCGTCTTCGTTGACGGAACGACCGTCAGCATTGCTGATAATTCTTGGTCCGCTTCGATAATCTGCCGCGCCACCTTAAAGATGATCGCCGCTTGCTCGCGCTCTGTTGCCGCGCTGTAGATTTCCCCGTTTGGGATAGCTTCTGGCCCGACAAGGTGGGCAATGCACAGCGCCGCAATGATGGCGCTCTTTCCGTTCTTTCGACCGACTGATAGCACCGCGCGACGGACCTTCCGCCTGCCACGCTTGTCTTCAGGATCGTAAACGTCACGGATGAACCGCTTCTGCCAATCCCGAAGTTTGAACGCCGACCCCTGCCCTTCGCCACTCGGAACGGTCAAGCATTCAATAAAGGCTATGACCTTATCCGACCTTGTTGGTGCGCGTCCCTTGCTACCCTTCCTGCCCGCCGATGAGGCCCTGGAACTTGCTCCCGGCACCGCCCGGTGGCTGCGCGGATATTCTTGCTCTAGCACTCGGGGTCATTCCAAACTCGGCAG